AGCAGAAGTAAGTTCTATATATAACAATGGTTATGCAGCTGATTTAACTTCATTATCTCCAGTATCTTGGTGGAGACTAGGTGAAGATGCTTACTTTGTAGGAAATGATATTACATTGCCTAACCAAATAGCTAATGCGCCTAATGGCACAGGGTCTGGTACACAGACATCTATGTTAGTAGCAGATGCACCAGGTAGTTATGCTTCAGGTGTTGGTACAAACTTAGCGGTTGAAGATCGTAAAGGAGATGCTCCAGAGTCTACAGCTAATTCACTTAGCTTTAATATGATACCTACAAATAGAGTGTCATACCCTGCTGGTTATACAACTACACAAGTGGATAATGTTTATAGTATGGCATTTGATAGAGCTACAATTACTCAATTTCAAGCTGGTCCCGTTACTTTTGGCACTAATGACTTTAGCATTTGTTTTTGGATGAGATATAACTATGTTAATTCTACTACTTTAAGATATTCTACTTTTTTCAATACTCAAACAAGTGGTTCAGACGACGCATTTATGATTTACACTTATCAAAACAAACTTTCTATATATTCTGGAGCAGAAGCTATAACAAATGACGCATCTAGACCTGATATACCAGGAACCTCTGGAACTGGTTTACAGCCTTGGACTCATATTGTTTTAGTTAGAACAGCGTCTACTAACACTTGGCAAACTTTTGCCAATGGATCTGTATACCACACTTTTCCTAGCAGCTCTGCATCTGCTATAAATTATGAATCTAGAATTATAGAACTTGGTACTAATCACGATGACAGTCTACCTTTAGATGGTTTTTTAGACGAAGTAGCAATATTCGATTACGCTCTTTCTGAAAGACAAATAAAACAAGATATTTACGAAGGTACTACAACTGGTAAGACAGCTGACTTAAACAACATTAGCAACTTAAAAGCCCCTGTAGCTTGGTACAGAATGGGAGATTAAAATATATATATGGCAACTAAATGGATATCACCTACGTGGCGAATGCCTGATGAACAGAATCAGAGTAAGTTTGAAAACTATAGTTTAAGTTTTGATGGTGCTGAAAATATTAATATAGGAAATGATATTAGTGTAAGTGGTAACTGTACTGTTTCTTTTTGGTTTAAAGTTCCAGCTATACCTGATGCAACAGGTGAGGTAATGTTTGCGAGATACACAGGTTCAAGTGATACTGACTTTTTAATTATAGGTTTATACAAACAAGGAGTTTTAGCAAGTAATAATTCTAATTCTTCTGGAAGTAAAATAACAAAAGCAAACATAACTCTTGCAGCAGATACTTGGTATCACTGCGCTGTTACTAAGGTTTCTGGTGTAGTTACTAATATTTATATAGACGGAACTGATAGAGCAGGTTCAGTTGCTACATTCGAATGGTGGTCAGCGGGCTCAACAGATTCGGGCTTTATAGGACAAAAGACAAATTCAGATAGTTTATTTGATGGTGAAATAGAACAATTAGCAGTTTTTGACTACACTTTAACATCTACTCAAATATCTTACTTATACAACTCAGGTACTCCAGTAAACCCTATGGCTATATCAGGTAATGCACCTATAGCTTATTATCCTTTAGGTGGGTCAAGTACTGGAAGCGCAAGTACGTTGACCGTTCCTAACGAGTCAGTGCCAAGTGCAACTGTTTTTGATTTTGATGGAAGTAATAATTATATAGATTTTGGAAATAAAATAGGTAACTTAATTGGAGACAATTATACAGGAGGTGTTAGCTTTTCTTTTTGGCTTAACCCAGATGTTACAAGCGGTGAAGACGGAATTTTTACTTTCGGCACTTCAACTGAGTTGTCTTTTTTATTACGTTCAAACAGTTTTAGACTATCATCTAGTGGTACACAACGTTTTTTTTATAATTATACTAATACTAATAATGAATGGGCACACTGTGTTTTATCTCTTTTACCTTCTGGATCTGCGTTTTACTTAAATGGCCAATCTGTAATAACTTGGACTTATACTGATTTAAGTCTTGATGATTTAGATTTTTATATTGGATATTACGCAAACAACCCTACAACACTTGCTTATAACGGTAAGTTGAGTAATTTTCAAATTTGGAATACTAATCTTTCAGCTCCAGAAGTAACAACTCTTTACAACAACGGAGTTCCATTATTAACTGGTACACAACCTCAAGCTGCTAACATACAAGCTTGGTATAAAATGAATGTTGATACTAGTAATTGGGATGGTAGTAACTGGATTATAGGTAATTCTACTGCTAACTATTCTACTGCTTTAAATTTTGCTAATAATGCTAAAATAAGCGCTGGAAGTATTACAAGTTTAAACAACGTTTCTAACGCAAGTTATAGTTTTTGGTTTTATCCAACAAGTTCAAGTGGTAATATAGGTTTTATAGGGGGTCAAAGCGCGGCTATAACAGCTTACTTTTTCTCAAGCCTTTTTTATATTCATAACTTAGGAACAGGTAATATTTCAACAAGTATTCCAGCTTTAAACCAATGGCATCATGTTTGTTGTACGTTTGATGCTGGTAGTACAGAAGCTTTTTTAAATGGAGTTTCAGTAGGTACAAATACTAATGGAAGTGCAACAACAAATCCAAACGGAGCAAATGATTTTGAAATAGGTAGAGCAAATAATTATAATTTTTACTTCAACTCTGGTCAAGTAAGTAACGTGGCGTTGTTTAATAGTAGCTTAACACCCTCACAAGTACAAACCCTTTACAATAATGGATCACCTGAAGCGTCTATTAGCCATTCACCCGTTGCTTGGTGGAAGCTAGATTCTACTACTATAACAGATTCAAGTGGTAATGGAAACACTGGAACCAATAGTGGGGCTACACAAGTTACTTCTTTTGTTTCAACACTAAATGGTACTAGCTCAGGTATGACTACAGCAAATTTAGTTAACTCTGATTTAACTCGTAGTATTCCATATAGTAGTTATAGTATGAGTTTTAATGGAACAGACGACGAGGTTGCTTTTGCCTCTGCAAGCTCTGGGCCTCTTAATGATATAGGAACTGGAGATTTTACTGTTAGCGTATGGGGAAATGCAACAACAAAATCAGATTATGGAACTTTAATTGGAAACTGGAGTACAAACGGTTTAATAATGTGGAGGGTTGCAACAAGTAATGTTTTTGAATGTCATATAGGTGGTGATACCTTTACAACAACATATACAATACCTTTTGATGATACTTGGCATCATTATTTAATAAAAAGAAGTGGTACTAATGTTACTGTTTATGTAGATGGGGTTTCAGTAGCAACTGGAACATCTTCTGCTACATTAGCTAGTGGTGCAATAAGTTACATAGGTAATCAACCACATAATTCAAGACGTTGGTCTGGTAAGATAAGCAATCCATCAATTTATAATTATGCGTTTTCAGAAGATCAAGTATTAACAATTTATAATGGCGGCGTTCCAAACGATATTTCTAGTTTATCTCCAGTAGGATGGTGGAGTTTAGCAGGTGATAGCTATTACAATGGAACAGATTTTATATGTCCAGACTTAGGTAGTGGTGGAAATAATGGAACAAGTATTGGTATGGGTGGTACAGAATTAGTAGGTAACGGTCCAGGGTCTACATCAAATGGTATAGCTACAAGTATGAATATACCAGAAAACTTACAAGGTAACGCACCTAACTCAACTAAAAATGCTTTTTCAATTAATATGACAGAGATAGATAGAGAAACTAGCGTACCGGATATATCATCGTAAAAAAGAAATTAAACAAGTAAATATATAAATAACAAGTAATTAACAAATAACAATTAAACAATGGCAACAACTTATGCAGTAATAAATTTGTCTGATACAAATGCAATTTTGTTCAGTCAAGTCAATCAGTCTTCAGCTCAAACAATGAGAAGAAACTTAGCAAATACTCAAGGGCTATTGTCTTACCAAGTTGAGCCAAGTTTTATAACTAATGGTTCATTAACTCCGGTTGAGACATTGAACCATGAGCAAGCGTTGGCTCTTATGGCTACAGATGCTTGGACAGATCCAAATGCAGGACCTGGCGAGTAAACAAAATAAAATCAAATTAAATTAAATGGATAATAAAATTAAAGATGATCAATTAAAACAAATAAAAGATCAGCAAACACAATTAAATAATATATTACACGAGATAGGTGTTTTAGAAAGTACTAAACACGGATACCTTCATCAAATAGCAGAAGTAAACAGAGAAGTTGAAACTTTAAAAAGTGAACTTGAGAAAGAATACGGAGCTATTAATATAAACCTAGAAGACGGTACATATACTGAAATTAAAGAAGATGTCGAAGATAATAAGGAAGATTAGTATCGGCTCTGATTACAAGAACGATGCTATGCATTATTCTATTGGACAAGAAGTTTATGGAGGTCATAATATAAGTGATATTCTTTTTGAAGGTGATGATCAGTCGTATAATATATATATAACTAAAAACAACGAAGTTTTACCTTGGAAAAAGTTTAATCGGAATATGGCTATATCGGTTGAATTTGATCTAAAGTATTAATGAAAAGTTTATATAGTTTTATTGTTAAGCCTTATAATAAAAGGTATGACAATATAAGAAAAGTAGGTGATAAACAATTGATTATCAACACTACTATTGAAGATCATCAGTTTATAAGTAAAAAAGCAGTTGTGGTTTCTACTCCAGCTGCCTTTGATACTAAAATAAAAAAAGATGATGTAGTTTATATACACCACAATATATTTAGAAGATGGTATGATCAAAAGGGAAAAGAGAGAAACAGCTCAACCTTTTTTAAAGATAATCTATATTTTTGTTCACCAGAGCAAATATATATGTACAATTTAAAACCTCATTTAAACTATTGTTTTGTAAAACCTATTTTAAATAAATCAAACCTAAGCTTAAGTAAAGAGCAAGAGCACTTTGGTATACTAAAATATTCTAATAGTTCATTAGAAGCTGTAGGATTAACACCTGGTGATCTTGTTATATTTACACCAAACTCAGAGTTTGAATTTATTATTGAAGGCGAACGCCTTTATTGTATGAAATCTAATGATATAGCTTTAACTCATGAATACCAAGGAGACGAAAAAGAAAATAATCCAAGCTGGGCAAAAAGCAGTTGAGGAGCTAATTAAAGTAGCTAAAGAAAAGATAGTTGATTCAGATGACGATGTTTCAGCTGATAGACTTAAAAATGCTGCTGCTACTAAAAAGTTAGCTATATTTGATGCTTTTGAAATACTTACACGTATTCAACAAGAAGAAGATATGTTAAGTGAAAAACCTAAAGAAAAAAAGAAGAAAGATCTTTTAGAGGTTTTGCAGAAGGGAGAAGTAAATGAGTTACAAGCAAACGCTTTGGAAAGAAATAAAAGATGTTGTAAATCCTAAAATATTATCTAAACAAAATAGATATAAAAAATGGGAGTATGGTTACAACTCTGATTATGATTTTGTAGTAATAAGCAAAACAGGTAAAATTGGACAGATCATTGAAATACAAAATCTCAGGATTGCTTTACCGGCAGAATATAAACCGTTTAAACGAAGTGAAAAAAAAGCGGAACAACACTGGGAAAAACAAGAATATCCAAAAGAACTAGCTAAAATAAAAACTAGGTTTGATTGGGAAGAGTACCCAACTGAATTTAAAGAAAAATGGTTTGATTATATAGATGATGAATTTAGACGAAGAGACGAAGGTTATTGGTTCTTTAATAATGGTTTGCCTACTTATATTACTGGTAGCCATTACATGTACTTGCAATGGTCAAAGATTGATGTTGGTGCGGCCGATTACAGAGAAGCAAATAGACTCTTCTTTATATTCTGGGAAGCTTGTAAAGCAGACAACAGATGTTATGGAATGTGTTATCTTAAAAACAGACGGAGTGGATTTAGCTTTATGTCGTCAGCAGAACTGGTCAACCAGGCAACGATATCATCTGACGCTAGATTCGGTATCTTATCTAAAACTGGAGCAGATGCTAAAAAAATGTTTACCGACAAAGTCGTACCAATATCCGTTAACTATCCGTTTTTCTTTAAGCCCATCCAAGATGGTATGGATCGTCCTAAAACCGAACTGGCGTATAGAGTACCAGCTTCAAAACTTACTAGGCGTAAATTAGAAGACAACGTTAAGTTAAAAGAATTACAAGGTCTTGATACAACTATTGACTGGAAAAACACAGGAGACAACTCTTACGATGGTGAAAAGTTAAA